GCAGAAGCACCAAATCCACCAGTATTTTCATTATCGAAGAATACGGTGTCATTTACCTGATAGGAAACACCTGGGTTTTCAACAACGAATCCATCAATTTTTGCATTCTCAAACTGGGTAGTTGTCTCAACTTCAATATCAACTCTGGACTCTTCTGAGACTTTTGGGAAGTAATCATAGATCTGTAGAGTTGCCTCTTCTGACAGCTTTAATATTTCTTGTTGCTCGTTAGCATCAATCAAACCGTCATTATTACTGTCTTGTATTTCAAAGATTAAAGGATATCCTTCTATCTCTGTAGTAAGGACATCTGCTTCTTGGTTTGGTTGACGATCAACATCAATATCAACATCAGTGTATGGATCTCTATAACGGACAACACCATCAGGAATATTCTCTTGTGTTGCTGCTTGAGAGAAGTTCCAGTTATCTGGAAGTGAGTTAAACTGTGGTCCCATGATATATGGGAATTCAGCAATACCTGCATCACTAGCATCGATAGTTATGAAGTAAGCATAGACCCCATCTGGGAAATCAGGTGTCTTACAGAAACGACCATTATAATTGTCTAGATCACCAGACTGGAAGTCATAATAGTAGTCATCGATGAATGTACCAGCAGGATAAGTTGCAATAGGAGGACCATCTACCCTAGAAGGGTTAGGATTGGTAGCAGCATCAAATACAACATTTTCCTTTAATTTAAAGGATGTACGCATCCTTCTAACACCACTATTCTGATCAGTTGGATCAATATATCCATAAGGACCATATATTGGGTTACCATCAAATGCCCAACCAATAACAGGAGAGTGCTCAAAGTTAGCAGCAACTTCTTGGAAGAGTTGAGTAACAGGGTTTAGGAATACGTTATCACCAACAACATATCTTAATTCTTTAGGATCTGATAGGTGTGCATATTCTCCACCAAACTGGTTGTTATATCCAGTAAATACATATCCTCTTGCAAAGTCAAATTTATCTACTAATTCATATTGAAGGTTTTTATTCCACTGATACACAGTAGGAGTAAATGCTGCTAATTGACCCACTGCTTCGAGTCTAACAGTTGTTGTACCCTGTATATACCCAATACCCTTGTTGGTAATAGTTATCCCTAATACACGACCTCTATCTTCTCCAATACTACCGATAGTTGCTTTAGCAATAGCACCAAATCCATCACCATTGATAATTACGTTAGGTGCAGTTGTATAGGATTCACCAGAGTTAATAATAGCGATAGAAACAATTCTACCGTTAATAACGATTGGTTGTGCTAGAGCACCTTCACCAGAGTTAACCTTGATAGCAGGAAGCGAAGTATAACCATTACCGAAGTTTGTAACATTTACACTAGCAATAGCACCACGGACGTTAGCAGTAGCAGTAGCACCACTACCTCCACCACCTGTGATAGAAACTAGGGGTTGCGTAGTATAATTTTGTCCTGGTTGCTCAACTAGAATTCTTGTTACCCTACCACCAGTAATAACTGCTTGTGCAGTAGCACCGCTACCATTACCACCAACAATCGATACTAGAGGTGATTCTGTGTAACCAGTACCTTCAGTAACCATATCGAAGGAGGTTAGACTACCATTAACGATAACTTCAGCAGTAGCACCTGTACCACCTCCCCCAGTGATCTCTACGTTGGGTTTAGCACCAGCATCATATCCTTCACCAACATTAGTAACTGCAATGCTAGTAAGAGGACCATACTGGATAAATTCTCTTGATTTGTAAGACCAGATAGAAACACCGTTAACCCAAGCACCAATTGGTGTTCCTGGGTCAATTGTCTTTCTTTCGGAAATAGTTTGGACTAATCTTGGAAATCTAAGTAATTTTCTTTGGTTTCCTGGAATTAGAGCAGATCCTGTAAATGGACCTATTTTATAGTTTGGTAGACCAGATGCAGCAACATAGACATATTGGTCATTAAAGAATGAGTTTTGAATGTTTGTAGTGAATTCACTAACAACATTATTGATAGAAGTCGTATCAGACTTACCTCTGTTAAGGTCAACCGACAATAGGATGTTTCCTTCAGGTACTAGCTCAGTAGGAGTATTAATCTGATATGAGAAGGTAAATTGGTCAATTCTCGATGTTACAGTAAATGTACCGTTGTAGACAACTGGGTTTGCACCATATATCGTAACTTGGTCAGAAACTAGCAAACCATGAGGGTTACCGCAAACTACAGTCGCAGTCTGGTTATTAACACCACCAGGATTGATAGTATCAACCTGAATCAACTTCTTGACGTTATATAACCAAGATTGGAGTCTTAACTCCTCAGCAGTCGATCCGAGGTTAGCAACCTTCAGTTTATCACCAGTAAGATAGTAACTACCAGTATCGTTTAGTACTGTGGTACCTGCTTCAGCAATACCTAAAATCCTTAACTTACATTCCTGTGCAGTGCCTCTGTTGACATAAACGAAGATATCGGACTGAATTATAGTACCAGGATCCCAATCTTCGACGATTGCATTCTTAGACCGTGTACACTCTATGAACTGGTTAAGGGACTTCTCCTTATACTGGACTTGCTCTACATCATTGATTCTAATGGTACCATTCCTTTCGGGCCATCCAATAGTGGAGTCAACCGTAATTATCTGCCCAGTAGTGCTTAAAGGCTCAACCAGACGAGTTTTATAAGGTATAATGAAGTTACCAGCTAAAGTTTCTTCAGATATTGCTAATTCGTAGATAGTGTCAGTACCTTCGATGATAGTAATGACATTTTCAATCAAAGCAGATGCATCAGTAACACTAGGGTCTACATCATCAGCATATTGGTTAATTTGGGAATCTATTAAGTTTGATGGGTCACCTTCTATTAGATCAGCACGTAAGATGGTGTCTACAACCCAAGTTGCATGAGATGGACTAATGATCTCATCTTTTGGATAGTAAAGATCAACATCTTCACCAAATAGAATTTTGAAGAGATATTGGGTTGATAATTTAGTACCTTTAGAGATATAGAAGTCACTAATATTTTTAATGACCTGTACAGGGTTAACTTGACTAAAATCAATATCTAAGGTTGGAAGATACTGTCTTCTAAACTTATCAAAAACTTCTTTAATGAATAAAGAGTCAAGATTGCAAACATAAGCACCAGAAAGGTGATTTGACTGTCTTAGAGCTGCTTCTCCAGCATATACCTCATTATGGAGGTTATCGTACTCAACTGCTCCTGAAACGCCTCTAGAGCATCCTAGGAAGGCACTGGAGGCATATCCTGCTCCATCTTCCAGAATGTCAAATCCAGTAACTTGATCAAAACCAACATCTACAGATGCCCTTGCTGCTTTTGGTTCTGCGATGTATATTTTAGGTGGAAACTCTGTAGAATAACCAGATCCAAAACTAGTAATATTAATATCTGTAATCTCACCATTAAAGATGGTTGCTTCTGCTAAAGCACCAGTGCCACCTATTGGTTCTCCATATCCGTCTTTTCTATCATCTACAATATAAACTGAAGGTGCATCGGTATATCCTTGACCACCAGTCAACATTTCAATATTTGTAACTGATCCAGATGCTACAGTAACGTCTAGTACCTGAGCACCAATTGGGTTGACAATTGCCACCCTAGGAACAGAAGCATATCCACGACCTCTGTTTGTGACAGTAATTTCATAAACTTGTCCGTCTTGATTAATTCTACTTATAGCTTGAGCATTAATTCCACCATCAGGTGCTTCATCGATGTAAATTAAAGGTGGATTACTATATCCACTACCCATCTCCTTAACATTGATAGATCCTACGTTAACTCTACCTTCAGAGTCAATAGTAGGATTCTCAATAACTGCACCACCAGGATTCTTAAATGATATAGAAGGAATGAAGTCATATCCACTACCACTATTAGTAATAGTGACAGAATCAACCATTCCAGTCACATCATTGACTGTAAGTGATAATTGTGCTGGTGTACCGTTAGAATTAGTAGGTGAAACAACAACAGGGATTGGTGGGTTGTAAGAAGTGTATCCTTGACCACCATCAATCAAATTGATATCTTTAATACCACCAATTAGTGATTTTGCTGTAGATCCAGTACCAGTGTTACTTGTGATAGTAACTCTAGGTGCAAAATCAAGTCTATACTTAGATCCACCAGTTTTGGGGATCAAACTGTCTATTGTGCCATCATCAGCAACCTTAGCAATTGCTGTGGCTCCTGCACCGTAAGAAGGAGGAGTATATTCAACAGACCTAATATGAATAGCATCAGCAGCTCCGATTTCATTCTTGAAAACAACTTTATCTTCAAAAACTGTAAAATCGACGTATGGAACTTGTAAACGACCATTTTTGTTAATTATTAATCCAATTTCGGAAGTTGGAGTGTATGGTGCTGTGCTTATTCGTAATGGATAGATTTTTGTATTCTGCCACTCTTGATATGGAATAGAATCGCAAGTTTTGATTACTTGATCTGAATATCCGACCAAATAAGTTACAGAAGTGAATTCTGAGTCATCAGATCCGATCTGATCTCTTGGAGCATCCTGAAAACGTAAATTAAACCCTTCAACGTAGTAATCTACGTTTGGCACCATCATTGTGTTGTAAGCAGTCACAATTAGGTGCTCTGCTGAAGGAGGAGCGACTGGAGTACCTAGAAAACTTAATGGGAAGACATTTTCAGTCCCATCAAACAGTGTAAAGGGATTTTCTAGTTGTTGTTTCTTCTTATTGAATTGTGGATAAGAGATGCCAGGAGTAATGATGACATCAGGACCACGAGTAACAGATTCATAGTAAATTACCTCATTATCAATCATTATGGAGCCATTCTGCTCCTGGAATCCATTTATACTTTCAATCTCGATCTTACGATCGTACACACCGATATCTTTAAGCAGTTTCGTTTCACTAGCGAGCTGCTCAGAGGTATAACTATCAAGATCAAGATATCTTAATAAATTGTTAAGTATATCGTAAGGACGACCTGTTTTTTCCTGAGACTTATAGTATTCAAACAGGAAATTGACTAGTTGTCTGTCTTCCTGACGAATAAACTCAGGTAACTGATTTTCGACCCTATCAGAGACGTTAATATTCTTTGTAATCGGCATCTATCTTAGAAACAGGATTCGCTGACTGGATATGTGAAAGTATCCGTTGGATAATCGATAATATTTATCCCAGTTGTGTCACCGAAATTATAACCGTTAAAGTTATTCGGATCGAAGGTAGGAATTGACACATCGTTGATTGTGTAGTCAATTGGATTGACTGTTGGGTTAAAGATTGTAGGATCTACTCCAGGTGGTACCGTAATTGATCCACCAGCAGGTAAAACTTGGATAGGCAACCTGGTAGTGTCATCTGGGGTGCCTTGTATTGCTACAGGACCAACACAGACCTGACCACTTGCATAATTAACACTTCCTACTGAAGGATTAAGTGTTAATTCGGTTTCATCCCTTGTTGTCACGAGAATTAGGTTACCCTGACCGTCATCTCTTATATTTACAGGAACCAAGACCTGATTATCAGCAGTTGATGATACTCCAGTAGAAGTTACTCCTGCTGAAGTAGTTCCATCACTTAAAGTAAGGTTTACGAGGTCTTCAGTGTAACCAGTAGCATAAAATGTACCAGATTTCACTGTTGAGAAGGATGGCTTACACTTATTGTCATCTCCAGTGTTATCTCCGTCTTTTGGACTACCAGAATAGTTGGATGGATCATAAAGTGGGTTACCAAAGTCTAAACATTGAGTAAATACACTTCCAAACTCGAATTTATCCAAATTCTGACCTAATGTCATCTGAGTAACATTACCAGATATGGAATTATCAGCATTATCAATCATCGCACCGAATTTAGATCCATCGATACGATTTCCAAACCTATCTGTCTGACCATTTCTGTTAAATTGGTCAATTCCTTGTAAAATCTTAGTACCAAGTTGTGCACCAGTTAAACTAGTGTCATTTCCGTTGTAATAAACGTAAGATTTAGGAATAACGTAGAATGTTGTTGGGTCAATGATGACTGGCTCAATAGAAGCAACAGAATACTTCAATAAATCCTTCTTAATTTTCTGTTTTGTTGTTTCATTGAGTTTATTTCCTGTTTTTGGTCGGATTGCAACATAAACCTTACCATAAACAGGTGGAGATAGCTTCTCACCACCAAAAGCTGTTACAGATGCTGCTTGAGGGTAGATTTCAGAGACAATATGCTCAAAATCGTTCTCAGTAACCGCCCTATTTTGTGTAGCATACGCTCTAGGTGCTCTGAACTTGACAGAAAGTGCTGTTTCACGGTCTTCACCGTCTTGAGCAGCGTCTTTTGTTGTTAATGCTATAGCATTAGGTGAAATAACCCTATTATCACTGTCAACTACGTTACCAATGAAGTTAAAACCCTTTGCACCGTTAGCTTCAACCCCATCTGTAGAGACATAAGTGATAGTAATGTATTCTCCATCAATTAATTTACGTCCAATAGACCCATCTCCAAAAACTAGACGGTATCTCATGTCATCTGTCTCTTCCAGATAGTAAATTCTGGATGTACCATTAGAATTTGTGACATTTGTAGCAGGACTATAGGTATCAGTCTCTGATGATTGAGCAGTTGGAGAAATATCTACTGTTAAAAGACCAGTATCTACATTTTCATCAGGAATAACGAAGTCTTGCTTCTTAGTATAGTCAACTGTATAGTTGTAAGTTAATAAATTACCCTGATATACTAGGACATTATCAAATACTGCTAATCCAGTACCACTATCTACAGGTACTTGGATGTCCTGAGTCAATGCAAAGGTGTAAGTATCATATTCATTGTCAGCAACAAAGACATCACCCTTCTTTAAGGTAGCAAATTCTGGAAAAGTAGTACCATTTAGACCAACTGTAGATTGGGCTGTCATTCTTACACATGCTCTAGGTGCTTTAATTGACCTTGGAGTGTAATTTAACTGCTTTGCGATCCTTACAATGTTATCTCTAACCGTTGCAGTCTCTAAAAATGCTTCATTCAACGCCATGTTAGCGTTAAAGGCAGTATAATATGTGTTATATGCTAGTATGTCGATCAGATATGATGCAGAACTACCCTCAAAATCATAATCAGTAAACTCTTTTCGAGTTCTAAGGTATGATTTAATGGATTCTTTGATCTCAAAGAAGTCTAGCGACGTTAATTGTGATGGAATTGCTGCCATTTTATGCTCTTTCTAGTAGAAAATCGACATTTTGGACTTCCTGTTGTCCAACAATCGTATAATCTATTGCTATTTGTACTGAGTTAACCTCAGAATCATCACGAACACTAACACCAGTGCATACAACACGTGGTTCTAGTCGGTTTATAACGTTATAGATCTCACTTTTCATGGCATCAACGCTGAATGGATCCCATGGTTCAAATAAAAGCTCTCTTACTTTCGATCCTATGGAGGGTTGAAATGGTCTTTCTCCGAACATAGTTAAGATGAGGTTACGAACAGATTGCTTAATAGCATTCTCATTCTTAACCACACCAAAATCACCAGTAGAAGGGTTAGCATTAAACGAAGTTGCTAAGTCTTTAAACCCTCTACTAACATATTTTTCTGATCTGAACCTATAAGAAGGCATTCTTATCTACCTTTGCAAAGATATTTATCGTTATATCTTTTATTTATAGGGTTTCTTGACTATTTTCCTTGACCCCTATACTTCTTCTTAGCATGGTTACGTGAAGTTGGAGAAATCTTCGTGTTTTTGCCGTTACCTTGCCTTGTTTTCTTCGATGGAGGAGCAACACAATCTCCATTTGTACCGTATAATGCCATGTTTGGTTAATAAACTACTATGATGATAGCACAGTTGCATGCCCCCAGGCAACCACAGATGAACAAGGGTAACTAAATCCTGAAAAACCAACACCTAAAGGATCTAAGATACGAGCAATTGGTAATTTCAAAGCAAATACTGTCAAAGTTGTTGCCATAAGGATCCTAGTATGTCCTACACCACCCCCATCTTCGATTGTAAGGGTGCTACAAGGTATCGGAGTGGGCGTTGGACAGGTCGCTTTACCACAAGGACACATGTACACAACAATATTAGTACATACCGCTATGTGTGGCATGAATGTATCACCGTGTAACATAATCGGAATCCGATTTACTTGCACAGTTGCCCTATATGGAGTAACAGGGAATATAGGAATTAGGGGTTGAGGGGGCCACCAACACGTATATTCTTTAATGACTATGCTGTAGGGGATTGGAGGGGTGCCACACGCCTGTACAGAGTGCACAGTAGATGGTAAGCATAAACCATGCCCACTACAAGGTAGTCCGTTTAAAGATGATACAGGTAAGAGATATCCAAATGCCATATTATAACCTCTTAGGGAATATAGTGTCGTTTAATGATGTGCCATCAGTCCAGTTTTCAGTCTCATTACATTCATCAAAGAATGGGTTACCATAATTCTTCAACGATCTACCCAGGGCTATAACTCCACCTGTTAACCAGTTTCTTACAGTCATGGTACCATTATAAGCACCCAATTGCAACCTACCTCCAGTCATACGTTGAGGATTAATAGCAATAGAAGCATCCATACATTTATCTAATGCTAAACAAGTATTACTAGGTTGTAATTGAGGTACCTGACAATAAGTCTGACCTGCTATACCATTACCATTTGCATCATAACCACAGTATACAGTAAGAGGACCGTCAGATGCATTAACTCCTCGCACGTAAGTATCCCAACATTCATTAGGTGGTATATTGTTAGTGCATGATGCTACGACTAATGCAGTATAATCTACAGAATGCGGTGTACCTGCTGGGTCACCTGCCGTAGGGTGACCTAACCATGTTTGCACTGCTGCACTACTGGTAATATTCTGACCAGCCCACATCTGTAACTGTTCCAGCTCTGTATAGTTAGATCTATTGTAGTCGTAAGTGTTTTCATCTAACCCCACAGGAACAAAGACCATGTTACCAGGATCTTGAGGATCTCTGTAACATCTACCATCTATACTACTCCTCTTACATTTCCATGTCTTCTCACCAGCATTAGTTGTTATATCTCTCTTCTGTTGTAGTAAAGGCACTGGCATCTCTTTAAGGAAATCCATGAATGCTGGTCCCTGACTACCGCCAACATATCCATCTATTTCCATTGATACTCTAAATGTAGCTTCCTTTTCCTCAGATGCACAATACTTGTAGGGTAACCATCCGAATGCTTTACGCTCCCCCTCTTCATTAGAATCAAGATACGCACAAGGCATATCAAACCACCGTGTAATATTATACAGTTTAGGTTGTGCAACTGTTATGCACTTATCCTGTCCGAAAGGACCATATAAGTGAGACATATTATTAGCATATGCATCTACAGCAACTGCTGAAGTCAATGCATACCCATGAGCATTATCTTGATATGACTTAACTCCATCATCCTGATTGATATAAGCAAACTGCTCTTGATCTGGCATACCTGCCTTAATGTCTGCCTTACCATTAATCTCAATACAACTTGCGGGAAGATTAAAGCAAAGCTTTGTTACGTCATCATCTATTCCGTCAGACGCTGCACGAATGTAACTATCTGGCACCTCAACGTACACTTGAGTAGCACTATTTGCAGGTTTGTCAGGATCATAATTCATTGCCTCCTTAACTATATCCCTAGTCTGAGATCCTTCTGCATCTATTATTGTGGATATAGGTTGTACAGTATACTGACTAGTAGTTGCTTCCTCTCTTACAGAATAATTAACCTCTGAGGATTCAAAGGTATGATCCCATGCTTCATCCATCTTCTCTGATGCTTCTTTCATCTGTTTACCACCAGCTTGGAATTGATCATCACTATCACGCACACCCTCATACTTAATATGCTCTGGATCCACTACATGCACTATAGGGTTGTTTGCTTGACTATATCCAGATCCTCCGTCAATGACACGCACTGCCTTTATACTACCAAGATCATCTAACAGAGATATCTCTACCTCAGCTCTCTTCATCTTGTATATCTCATTATTCTTATCTTCTGTATCAATGGTTTCTGTAGCAATACCCCACTTACGTGATGCAGTCTTAATTTCCGCAGTAGAGAATGAGGTATCTTCCCTCTCAGGGTCAGCAAGTGCCTTTTCATAATCTGGATCCATACCCAGTTTATCTGCCATGAAGTCTGAGGTATCATTAGGTGAGAATTCATCTAACCCCTGTGGATCCATAACCTGTATGGTAGGTTTAACGTATCCTCTACCACCATTGATAATAACTACATCTTTAATACTACCGTCATCATCAACTATAGCTTCTAGTTTTGCCTGATCCATCTTCCTATACGGTATCAGTGCTTTAGGATCTATCTCAACTTTCCAGTAGGATATCTTCTTAGGGAATTCGTATGTACCACAGAATGCAGACTTATTAGGTATACCGTATCCAGCAAGTACTTGCACTTTACCTATCAAACTACCGCCAGGACCATCGTCAGGTGCAGAGTTATATTCACTCTCATACACAAATGGCTCAGGATCTACAGTCCTTGAAATATTCTTAACTCTAGTCTCTATGGTGTAATTACCTGCTGCAAGTGTCATAGGGAATATCTGAGTACCCATACCACTAGCGTAAGTAATCTCCTGATCTATAAGGGCAGTGCCACCAGAGTCAGTAATCTTAAGGTATCCGTAGTTATCAGACTCTATTGCTAGAGAGTAGTCTCCATTACTAGGTATAGTAACTGTCGCAGTATGCGTCTGCCATGTATTAAGATAAGGATCTTCTGCGTCATCTGCGGGTTTAACTGGGTATATACTGTAATCCTTCATCAACTGTGACCAAGGCACTGCGGTATTAGTGGGTGTACCTATCGCAACCCATGACCCTTTCTCCGCAAGTGAGTTAGTTATCTCTACAGCACCTACGGTAGTTAACCGCCATGCTATGCAAGCAGGGTTGACATACCACAGATTATCTCTACTATTATCCCAAGTGAGCTCCATTATACCGCACTTAAGCTCATCACCGAAGTAATATACGGATACTATATCCCAACCATTAATCTTTTCACCTGGTCCAAAGTCACCAGTCCGTGTTAAATAGCGGAAGAATACAATAGGTGTCTCAGTATCTACAGTCCAGAATGATTCATTTACACCAGTACTACTAGCATCATGTATCGATAGTTTAGTCTTAGTAGTATTCCATACATCAGCATTGATCTCATAGAAGTGACTATGATACGTCCATACTGGAGCACAGTGAGGACATCCTTCAGGGTCAGTAGTATTAGGACAACACTTAGCATTACTCAGTATATACTGTGATGAGAATATAGGACCATTCCAAGGGTTAGTAGTATCATACAAATAAAATACAAACTGGGAGTCATACATATCCTCGAATCCAAGGAAACGTGGTATAGCACCCTTTACAGCACCACTTAGACCATATGACCACTCGAATAATGCTTCATTATCTTCTATGTCTACATTATCAGGATATCCCCAACCATTAACATTAGGTGGACCTTCTACACTAACACCACTAGAGTCACGCATTTGACGATACATGAACTCAGACCATCCACCACCTGACTCATCATAGTCTAATTGGTCTCCATGACTATAATCATACCAACCACTCTTATCAATACACTGTCCAGTAGGTCCAATCTTACCAATATCACGGATGAGATCAGTTGGACTATCTAACGCACGTGTCTTGAATGCCCATCCTATGATACCCACGTAGGAATATTGCTTTCCTAATGCCTCTGCTGGTGGAATAGGACTATTATCTGCTAAGTTTACTTCTTGAGAAGGGTCTATAGTATAGAAATGATCGGGATCTGGATGTAAATACTCATAGAGTGGCACTGGATCCTCACCAGTAGAGCAATATGCACGTGCATCTGCCTCTGAAGTGAAGACATATCCTAAAGTATCTACTTCTTTATACTTATTTTTACCACAACCTACCCCAGATAGACCAGTAGGGACATTTGTACCAGCACATAATTGTGTATCATCAGGCCAATGGGAATAAAATGCCTTTAATGGCACAGAATTAGGTACCTGTGCTATCATAATGTGGAAAACAGGTTTACCACTTCTAGGCTCAGGGTTATATCCAGCTGCTGCCTTCTGCCAGCTCTCATTCTCACAACCAAAATCCCTCTTCATTAACTGGGGATCTCTACTATACTTGTGATCGTCTTTAGGTGCTCTATAAAACCTGTATATACCTACTCTTTCGTTTCCACTAGAATTTACATTAGTAGGCTCTTCATCACCAATGTAATGGATTACGTCCTTGCCCATAGGCATACTACCAGGACCACCATCTTCAAAGGTGATATTATAATCCATGCCAGTAAGTTGACCAGGATAGTCACTAGAAGTCCTATACTTCCCACTACTAGGTCGTCTAAATGTCTGGTTAAACCCTCCTCCCTTTACAGGATTAGGATAGCTCCTTCCAGTCTCTTGGATATATGCTGGCACTAGTCACTTAATTTATCTTCTATCTTATTTAGACGCACTTCTATAGCTTCCATCTTATCTGCAACCTGCTCTGCTATTTCTAGATTAAGTCTTTGCTGTAGCTGTGCTTCTATCTTACTCGCTATATCTTCTACATCTACCCATCTCTTCTCTTGATCTTGCATTACCTTAAATATAAGATCTAATAACTCTTTCAGGTTTAGGTATGCGGGTGATCCTGGAGGTTTATACTTAACCATATCAGGACCTGGGGGAGGGATTTTTCCTATTCCTTCTTCTACAGTCTCCATCCTCTGAGCTAGATTAGTGATCGACTCGCTAATTTTTTTGAATGTCCAAGCAAAGAATTCTTCGTCTGAGTTAAACTGAGGGGTCTCCATAATGAATTTCGATTTTTTGAGACGCTAATTTTTTACTAAGTTAATTATATTGCATATTACCAATATAGTCAACATCATTTGATTATACTTCATTCGTCTACCTTATGTAATATGATACTTCCGTCTGTCTCTTCCTCATATTCTAAGTTTGTCCCTATATCCCATCCACAGTCTTTCATAACATCTTCAGGTATGTGTATATAATTCTCTCCGAAGTCATCTTCTTCTATTCGTAGTGTGAATCTTTTCATTTCATACTTGACCTGTATATCTGTCTTATGTAGCATTTTCCCTCACTACACCTACACAGCATATGCGATAGTGTCTATTTAATTCCACTATCTCTGAGTCTGTCTTCCATAACTGGTGAAGCATCCACCCATCACCTAGGTAAATCGCTCCGTGATTAGGTGCTCTTCC